GTTAAAGTTTGTGCAGACACGAAACTAGAAGCCCTAGTTGCTAAACCAGTTGAATTCAGAGTAATACCGGCAGCAGTACACAAATCGGCGGCGGCCTGATATGTCGTATAGCCAGCAGGCCACGAAACAGTTGTGACAGTTCTGCCAGCGTTAGCCAAACTGTTTTCAAGGGTTAACGACCAGCGGTCAAGGTTGCTAGTGAAACCGTAGTCGATTTGTAGGTCAGCAACTTTGTTAGATGACTGATAATAATCGGTTCCAGCATAAGTGGCTTTGATCATGATTGAATCGCCGACTGCCAGCGTTGGCAATGTTGACGGGTTACGACCTGACAATTCAAAGTAACTTGCTCGAAACGGGTCTTGCACGTTGGCACGATTAACAGTAAAATTTATTGACTGCAAATCGTTTAATTGGGTAAAAGTTGCGCCAACGACTTTGAATGCTGTCCATGTGATTGAAGCCATTACGCCACCGTGATTGGTAACGGGCCGTTACGGAACATGTAGGTACGCAATGCGGCCACTACTGCGTTGGGGTCGCCACCGTTGACATTGACCGTGATATTGGCACCGCCACCCATCGCGTGGTTTGGCGTGATACTTCCAGACGACGACGGTGTGAACAACTCTGGCCCGCGCTCACCCACAATGTACGAACTGCCCGACATGACCGGACCGCCGTTGCCACGAAACTGCAAACCCGAAAGGTCAAATGTGTTAGCGCCAGCAATAGCCGCAAAAGGATCGGTAGTACCGCCATACAACTTTTTGAACTTTTCGGTGTTCCCAATCGCCTCAATCATGGCTAAAGCCTTTTCAAGTTGACCAGTATCAACAAGAACTCGAATCCGATTCTTTTCCGAATCAGTCAAAGTTATGGTTTCGGCAAGATCAAGGATCTTAAGTTTGGCGTCAATAAGGCCCTGTTCGTATTCACTTAAAGCACCGTCGGCACCTTGGAACGCTTCGACGGCTTTTTCTTTCAGCTGCTGAAGCATTCCTTTAGCGTCTGCAACTGCACTGTCAAGTTTTAATTCGTTTTTAAGGTTTTGGAATGCTTCCTCGGTTGCAGCTGTTGCTTCCTCAAGTAACAACATTTGTTCCTCAAGTTTGTAGGTGTCGTCTTTGGCACCCTGCACTCGACTGGCGTAATAACCCCCGTACATATCAGCAAGGGCTTTCATTTCAATTCGTGCAGCTGCAGCCTCGTTGCCCATTTCTGCCAAGTCTGCATCTGAGAAAGCATCCTCAACGACGCCACCAGCACCACGCAACGCTTCAGGTAATTTGGCTAACAAGTCAAGCAACTCAGCAACTTTGGGAAGTAAACGTTCTCCAAGGTTTATAGCCATTTTCTCAAAAGAATCTTTGAGGTTATCCATAGCGGCGCGATAGTTTTTGGCTTTGTCAACTTCCTCTTTGTCAATGATCTTTGAGTCGTCAACGCTGTCTAGTGACGCTTTAAGATCATCAGCGCCCATTTCAATAAGTTCGGCCATGTCCTGCCAGCCTTTGCCAAGCAGCTGAGCGGCAACCTTGGCTTTCTCTGCAGGGTCTTTAATTGCTTTAATGCGGTCAATCGTGTTTAAAAATGTTTCGTTGACGTCTAACGATCCGTCGTTTAGATATACGAGGTCTACGCCAAGGTCACGAACTTTGTCAGGGTCGGCTCCAATAGTTCGGTTTAATTTGCCGATAGCAGTTTCAAGTTTGTCAACAGGTACGCCGATGTCACCGGCGGCTTCCATAAACTTGGAAGCATCCTCAACAGTTAAACCAGTGGCATCACTAAATTTGCCTGCAGCGATCGCTAGGTCTTGGAAGTCTCCGATTGCTTTAATAGCAAAAGTAGCAATGGCAGTTCCAGCCATCAGGGCCATGTTGCCAGCTTGCGCTTTGACACCATCAAAAGCAGCCTTTGAACCAGCCTTAAACTTTCCTAAACCGCCTTCAGCGTCTTTAACGGCAGTCTTAAAGTTGCCAAAGGCTGTCTTGGCGTCCCTAATCCCTTTGTCTTGCAGGTCAGTAATGATTGGGATTCGAATAGCCATTAGACCACCACCGTTTTTGTTACCTGGTTAATTAACGCCATAACTTCATCAACCGAAACTTTCATTTGCGATTCAACCTGACCAGCGTTGTTTTCGTATGCGCGCCACATCACTCGAGGCTTTTCTGACCACCCGTTCAAAGCGTCCGCTAAACGGTTTGAATTAGTACCGGCAAACTCCACAATTGAAGCTGCAGCGTCTTTGTTTACAAGACTGAGGACAGCATCCTTTTTCTTTGACAATGACGTCTCAATTTTGACGCCTCGAATAGCGGTGCTTTGTGAGTAAGGAAACAACGGTCTGCCACTAGGTGCCCAGGTGCGACTCATACCAGACGGCCAAGCGCCATTCTTTTTAGTTGGGTCGCCATACGGATACAACTTTTTCGCCTCATCAACGACAGGTTTGAGGATCTTTTTAGCGTCCTTAAAGAACTGCTTTTGGACTTCGGGCTGCACCGTTTTAAGAACTTTAAGAGTGGACTCAAGTCCTTGTATTTGCATTGACATGGTTCACCTCTCCTTTAAGATCTTTGCGACTGTCGAGAGGTCGTCTGAATCAAAGTCTATACCAGGTGGCCACCAGCCTGTTATGACTAAAAGTTGGGCTAAAGAGTGGCGGTGCGATCCGCTTTCGTAGGGTTTGCGGACGCAGTGCTCACGATCTCAATTTCAACAAGTTTGTTAACAAACGAGTCAAATTCAACTGGGATTGACTGGCCGTGTTCGGTCTGGACTTTGGCTGAGTGCCATGCCATGAAAGCCATGTCCTCCATACCGAAGTTGTCGGCAAGGTCAGACGTTTTCATTTTAAACTTGCGTTCCCATGCGACAAGCGTTGCAAGCGTTGTCGTGATCGTGGCAGGTCCGTAGCCGATGTCGAATCGGATCGTTAGTTTCATGTCGGGTCCTTTGTTCGGGGTTTGTTAGATCAGGATTCAGTCCAGGCGAACGTGCCGCCACGCAGAACGATGGTGCAACGGCTTAATTCTCCAAGCGAGTACACGACAGGCAATTCCTCAAGATATGAGTTTGCCAAGGTTCCAAGTGGGTTCGTTGCGGTTGTAGCGCCCGAACTTCCTTTAATGGTTACTGACGCAATTTTGGTTCCGACAAGCGATTTAAAAGTTGCGTAAGTCTCACTGCTGGCCGTGCTCCAAAAAAGTTCCAAGGTCAAAGTGTTGTCCTGCAAACCAGCCGTAAAACTTGTGGAAGTTGAGCCGAACGCATTGTCAGGCAAAGCCATGATTTTTTGCGACAAGTTTGCGCTTGTGCACTGATCAGAAATGTCCACTGCGCCAATTGAGACGACTGGGTTTGAAAGATAAGTAGAAGTTGCCATGACGGATCAATCCTTTGTGTTCTTGGTCGCGTCGGGCTTCGTCGCTAATTTAGCACCCTTAGACGGATGGGTGTCGGAACGCTGAATGAACCCTCCAGCGAGTAACCATTCAATGTCGTCAGACGGTGACGCAATAAAAGCGGTTCCGATCTCGCCGACTCGAGTTGAACTGATGATGTAACGATCCATTGGTTTATCCGTTCTGTGCTTGCATTGGAATGATTAGTTCGTATCCGGCGTACTCTGCTCCGCCGACCGTAACAACTTTGGGGTTGGCTGACATGACTGCCACATTTTTAAGTACTAGCAATGACGTTAGGTTAAGCAGCTGGCGCAAGGCGTCTAGGTTGCCTGGGCCGTTGCTGATAAGGGTGACAGGGAAAGTCATTTTGACGATGTTGTAGTTCCACGACTCGATGGATGGAGCATCCACAAAAGCGCAAGGTGGAGCGATATTGCGAGGATCGTTAACCACCCTAAGGTTCGGAATAGTTTGGAGAGTAGTGACCAGATCATCTAGGGCCTCATTCAAAAAGTCCGTGTAAGCCATTTCAGGCGACCTGTGGTCTGTTGATGCCTAACAACTGTTTGACGATGCCTGAGAGTCCTACAACGGGCGCTGACGCCATGTCAGTAAACGACGCGAACTGGTCAACCGACCCACGCTGACGGTAAAGGGCTGATCCGTACATCAAAGTTCCGAG